TAGTCCGGAGCGCAAACCTCAGAGAATGATATCTCCAGTTCTAGGGCAGCGCGCTTGCAAACGTGCACGGCTGGCTAGTTATGCACACAAGGGCTGGGTAACTCCGCCCAAGTGTGTGGAAAACCCCGTGACAAGGTCATGCAGGATATATAACCAGTAATCTTTGCCGTCTTTTCGTTGGCTACTGCGTACTTCAAATCCTGCGACATCGCTGGCTTTAATTTTGGTTGCGCCAGTCCAGGGTAAACCTAGAAAAGTTGCTACAGCCATTTCGCTGACTGTGCCTAGCAAATCTATTTTGTAATAGTTTTTTGGGTCGGTCGGAAATGTGTCTTTAAAATGGGTTGATTCATTGAGTCGACGCAAAGCAACTTTTTCGGCTTCAGCCATTTGGGTGTCGGTCAAGGTAATTAGCGGCATTAACCCTGAATCCTTTTAATAAGGGCGCTGGCGTCGTTTCGTGTTTCGGGTACTGGGCCTTCATAATTTAAACCCCGTAAGAACTTTAGTTGGGCTTCCGATGGTGCATTAGTCGCATTTGCGCCTAGCGCCTGTGTACGGGGCTTTTCAGGCTGTTTAACAAGTACCGCTGGGGCTACCGTGTCGGGTTGGCGGTTGCGTACTTCCTCAGCACTAGCCATTTTGTTACCAAACGACATCATTAGACCTAAACAACGCCCAAGACAAGAAGTCGAAGCGTTCATCTGTTCACTGTCCCTAGTAAAACTGGTTTTACCTGGGAACGGTTCAAAGCAGGTTGCTTGTGCTGGTATCGGGTCGTCAGGTGTACGCCAAATTTGCATGGTAACAGATATGAAAGTTTTGTCGCCAATAGTAATGATTTCGGGGCGGTTTTCCATAACCCGTAGTTCAGGCCATTTCGTTAACGCTTGCTTAAAGCGTTCAGGTACATCTACATAGTTTGATAAGTCCATTATTTGCCCATATCTGTTTGGTGTTGGCGCTGTGCGCTTGTCATACGGTTATGGTCTGCAATCACATTTAGCATTGCTTGACAGCGATTTATTTCGTAGTCGGTCATACCGAAAAAATCGCCTTCGACTGCACAATCTAAACAAATACCTTTTAATTCTGCCCTTAAACGAATATCGGCAGTACGAAACGGTTTATTACAAATTGCACAGTTCATTTGTAACCCCCAAGGCGAATAGCCACAATGGTGTCCTGGGTGGTCTTGGTCAAGTTGGATAGGTATACGCCGTTTTCTTCAGCAACATAAGCCAACTCAACTAACGCTTTACGCAATGCGGCTACATCTTCCGCCTGGCGTTCTATCTGCCATTGTGCGGCTTTCATAGCAATTTCAGCCTTAGCGATTGCGGCAATCATGTCGTGGGTTGTCATGTCGGGCCTTTCATTTGTCGGGTTTAATTCTACGATAACCAATAGGTGTGGCAGAGTAGCGCATACGGCGCCTGTCGCCTTCGGTGGTGTTTGCCCATATTCCTTGTAAAGCCTTTTCGGGGAAAGACACGGCGTACGCAAAACAGTTGTCGAATACGGGGCAAGTGTCGCATATAGGTTTGATAGCCGTTTTGGCGGCGGCTGATTCCATGGCGTTACTAGGAAAAAATAAGGCTGTGTCAATGCCTTTGCAGTTCGCTAATTGTTGCCAGTCGGGGCGGTCAACATTAAACATTTGTTAGCACATTTTCCAATGCTTCCAACCACAAGCGCCTGTTTCTGCTGTGGCGTCATATAGCAGGAAACCAAAACGCAAATTTAAGGTTGGGTCTGACATAGATTCTTCAAACGGCATTGCAAATAATTCTTCTGCCCAACGGGTATGGATTTCATTCGCCTGTACTAAACCGTGGTCATGACCGTTAAAACTGGGGTGCAAATGGTTAACATTTAGGCACCTTGATTCTTTCCAAATGAGCCTGCCTAGTTTCTCTAGGGTTTCGGTGTTGTTAGGCCAGCCAACCGATACGGCTACTGGTAACCATTCTTGGCATTTGGTATCAGGGTCAACATAAGCAACACGGGTTGTGGGTTGTGTCGAAGTAGTGGTGCTGATGCTGGTTGTCGTCGTTAATTCTTTGGCCCTGTCCTGTAACTGTTGGGGCGTCAAATCGCTTAAGGTGACCGTGACTACAGGTCGTGGTTTTGTGGGTGTGGGTGTGTCGTCTACGGTCCCTACAGCGAAAACCGCACAAACTAAGTAGGTAAATAGGGCTAAGCCTAAAAAGCGTTTCAAATTCATTTTGTGTCCTTCAGTCGGGGTCAGGTCGGGTTATGTCTACCGATTCGGTAGGTCTATGTCAAGCACCAAATATAGTTTTAAACGCATGGTGTACACAGTCGGGGTGGTCGGCTAGTAGTGGGGCTATTTCAACATGTACCCATTGGGCGCCTTTTGACCCAATGGTATTTTTGTCGTACACCTTCCAGGCGTCACGGTCACAGCGGTAGCCAGCACCCCAACCTTTGGGGTTGTTTTTATATGTGCCTGCGTAATCGTGGATTTCTTCTATTCCTAAAATGTCACGGTGGGTAAACAGGAAATTGATTAAATGGAACCGTTGTTCCTGAGTACCTTTTAGGTCTACGGCTCGCCAAGTGGCATGTACCGATTTTTTTGGTGGGGTGGTGCCGACCATGTTTCTGTCGTTAAAAATGCCTATGTTGGTGACGCCGAAAAGGTAGCAACAGTAGTCAACAAATGTTTTGGTACCTTCCCTTTTGGCGGCATGTACGGCGTCTTTGTTTCCTGTGTACGGGCGGCTAGTCATGGTCTTTTTGTTCCTTGTCTTTAAGTCCATTGCTGGCAAGTATTCCTGATAGGGCGCCAGTAAGAAACAACATCATTGGGGATAACAGCGCCCATGCGCTGTCGTCATTAGGCGAAACTTTGTCAATCGGCTGTACAACAAAAAGCAAGCCGTAGAGCAGGGCGGCAGTCGAACCTAGGAACGCAACCGCTAAGGCAATACCGACGATGAGAATAAGTCTTGCTTTAATCTCGGAGTTAGTCAGTCGTTTCATTGGTCGCACCTTGTGGCTGTGGGTTTAGTTTCGCAGGTGTCACGGGTTCTGTCGTTACAACTGGTAACAACAAACATTAAAGCGATGGCGAGGGCGGCGATTACGGCAAGAGTTTTCATGGCAGCGGTGGGTTTGGTAGGTCGGCTTCGTTTGATGGTGTCCATGTCGCCATAAAGTCCCGAAGTTCTTGGCGGTACACGGCCCATTCAGCCGAGTATTCAGGTGTCAAAGGGTTGTTCGGTAACTGTGTCCAGTCGGATTCGTTTAAGTATGTTTTGATTGCCCATCGGCAGTTTTTGGTTTGTTCTTCGGCGGTGTCGCCACCTATGTAAATGTTCATGATGGGCCTATGTCCTCCACTAGTAAATATGCAACACGGTTAGTGCCTCGACTTAAACCGCCTGTACCTGCCGACATTTGAGCGGTGGCTACAAAGTTTTGTGATCCTGCCGTAAGAGTTCCGATCCAAATACCGTGAGCAAATCTGTCTTGACCCGATCCGTTTTGCTCATAAAATTGTTGAACTATGGCGCCTGAAATGTCATCCTCTCTGATATTAAAAGTGTAATAGCCTGTGCCGCCAAACATGTTGGGTTCAAAATATGTGATCTTATAAAGGCGGTTTGCGACAGCAGTAAACGACGAGCCAATGATCTGCACCTCTTCTCCGGTAATAGATGTGTCGCTAGTAGTTGATGGGTTGTACGCCATTACCCCACGAGGGAAACGGTTTGCCTGATCTGCGGTATATACAGCACCAGACGAGAAAGTTGTGTTCGGATTGGGCATAGTTTTTCTCCTTTACCAGCCGAGACGACTGGTATCTAAAATACCTAAAGTAGTGCTGTCAAGCGTAAAAAACTGGTAATACGTCAACGGCGACAAAAACAAAGTAAACACGGCTTGCTCAGGCGTAACCGACAACTGGTGACCCTCAATAACAACAGGAATCGTTGTTGACGACCCACCAGGCAACGTGTAAGACAAATTGATAAGACGGTTAGCAGTGCCCCAAGTAAGAGTAAGAAAACTGTTCAAAGCCGTCGTGTTTTGTGCAACATCCGAAAACGACACCTGAAACCGTAAAGCAGACGGGTCAGAAAAGTTATTGACAACCCAATCAGCGTTACCGACCGCTTGCGTAGCGTTGTAGTCGACAGTTTGCGAACTATAAAACGCTGTCCCGTATGTAGTAACCGAACCACTATTTGAAGCCGTCTGATCTGCAACACCAGTAGACGAAATAGTTGCTTGATTTATGAACTGTGTACCGTTTTGAATTCGACTGAACTGTTGGTAAGCAATCGTTGTTGTTGATGTTGTGCGAGCAAGAGAAACGGCAGGAATCGGAAAACTATTTACAAGATCACGGCCCACAAAATACAATTCTGTGCCTCGCATAACGTAATAGCCTCGTTCTGTTGTTTGTAACAGATTGAGATAATTACCAATTGTGCCTGTGTAAGTGATCGCTGAAGCAGTTGATGAACCAGAACTGGAAACGTTGATACTCATCGCAGGTGGTAGCGGGCCTGGTGAGTCAAATGTTCCTGCTTGCGTTCCTGTCCTGGCTTCCGAAACTGGAAAACCGTTTACTTGTTGACGACCTGCACGAGACATGAAGTCGACAGCAGTGATGGTGGCAGTGTTAATCCCCTGACCGCCTGCGGCGTCCTCGTATGTTATTTCTTGCACCCAGCAAATCAGGTTGTACTCAGTACCTAAAATGGTGTTCGTAATTTGAACTTCCGAACCATACGGAATACCGGCCGCATAATTGTTGGCGTTGTTAATTGTGAAAGTAATCTGTCCGCCTGAGTAAGTGTCTAGATACTTTTCACGGCCATTGTTGACCTGAACAGAAAAAACTTTGTCTGTGATATCGGTTCGACTTCCGCCAAGTGGTGTCACAAATATTCCAAAATTAATTCTTGGCATTACATGGTCCTAGTGTTTACAGGTACTGGGCCTGACTGGCGCACATACTGCTGTAAGGCTCTAACAATGCTGTTGGGGTCGCCACCGTTGACATTGACCGTGATATTGCCACCGCCACCACCGAAGCCCATACTGCCCATTTTTGATAACGGGATAACGGCTTCAGGGCCTCTTTCGCCAATTAAGGCTAATTGAGGGCCTGTGACTATGCCACCTTCGGCAAGGGCAGGAATGGGCGGTATGTCAGGCGGATTAACCGTAAATTTTTTGCCCAAAATACTTATGTCAAATTCCAATAGGTCGTTAATTTTCTTGATGACATTGGCGTTAATAAAGTCAATAATTCCTTGAGCAAAAGCCTTACCGACCGCAAGTCCTTTACTACCCAAACCTTTTAGCGCCTCAAATAGTGCTTGCACTAAATCGACGCCAAGACGGGTACCAAGGTTAACCATCGTTGCAATAAGGCTAAAGAACAGCATAGGTATCTTTACAACAAGGTCAGCAACAAATCTTGTTATGCCTGCTACGGCTTCAGGTAACAGTTTTGCAATCCAACCCAGTAACGCCCCACCAATTTTTACAGCCTGGGCGCCTAACTTTGGTACAGCCTCAGTGACCACCCAGTTAAGAATTGTTAGCAACAAATCGCCTAACGCTTTTAACGCTGGGACTATTTGCGGTTTAATCCAATCAACTAGGGCGTTACCCAAAACAATCAGTTTGTCGACAAGGGTTGGCAAACCTTTGTCAAGAATCCAGTTAGCCAGGTCACCCATTAGTTCAGCCAGGCGCTTTATTGCTGGCGGTGCGGCTTCTTTAATCCAGTTCCAAAACGCTTCGGCGCCGTCACCTAAAAGTTTTGCTAATGCTGGCAGGCCTGTGTTTTGTAGCCACTGCCCAAGGTTGTACATCATGTCTAACAATGCCCGTAACGCTGGTGGGTATGCCTCTTTGAGCCATGCGCCAAACATTGACACGGCGTTACTTAAAAGGCTTTGAAGTTTCGGTAACTGTGCTTGGACAACTTTGATAATTCCTGCCAAACCGTCTTTTTCAAAAGCCTTAGTTAACTTGCCGATTGTCGGCCCAAGTTTTGTTGTTATGAAATCTGTTAATTTCATAAAAATAGGTAGCAACTTGCCACCAATAGTGGTCACAAGGTTGTCTAATTGCGCTTTAAAAATGCGTTGTTTGTTTGCTAATCCATCGCTGGTTCTTGCAAAGTCGCCTTGAGCGTCAGCGGTTTGTTTATAGATAACGGCTTCAGCGGCTAAAATCTTTTGACGGTCATTTAATGGGCCGATACCGTTATAGATACCTTGTGCCGCCGCTTCGGCTTTCAGGGCGGCGTCGTTAAGCATGACACCGTATTTACGCAACGGTTCCGATTCGCCCCGAAGTGCTGAACCTATGGCTTGGATTGCTTCTTCAGGGCTGGTGTTATTAAAAGACGCCAAATCTGACGCCAGCGTCGTAAATTCCATTGAAAATTCGGCGGCGTAATCACCTGATAAACCAGCGGCTTTAGCAAAAGTACCAAAAGTACCTACAGCATCCATGACCGACTGCTTCGACTGACCTAAAGCAACATCAGCACGGTCGGCAAACTGCTGAATATATTTGGCACTATCTTCACCAAAAATAACATTGACTTTGCTTTGCGCTTCAGCCAAGTCACTGGCGGCAGTAATTGCTTTATAGGCGCCAGCGGCGGCGGCGGCCCCAATTGCCGCAACAGCAACGGCGGCAGTTTTGGCTATAGAACCAACTTTTTGACCAAAAGCCTCAAAAGAAGAAGTGGCGTCGTTAACGCCTTTATTGTCATAATCGCTAAAAATAGGAATTTTGATAGCCATTAGCGGTCAACCTCTTTTTGGATAACCTTTTCGGTATCTTCTACCAGGTCTTTAATTCCGTCTTGCACATCTTTTAATTTCTGTTCAGCAACAGGCCACATAACACGGCTGGCGTCTTTACCAAACTTTGAACTAAAAGCACTACCCAAACCGTTCAAATTCTTTTTGCCTGCCATATCAAAAATGGCGGCGGCAGGGTTGGCTTGCATTACATAAAAAGCGTTGCGGTCACGGTAACTGGTGTTTATCTTTACCTTGACACCGTTTTGGGCTTTAGCGGCTGTCAACGGAAATATAGTTCTGCCTTTATTTTCGCCTGTTTTGCCTACAGTCCATTTGCGTTTTGTACCGCTAGGAAAATCATTTTCGCTGTATTCAGATTTCATGGCGTCGGTCATAGGCGCCGCAATAGCCTTTACTTTAAGGTTAAACTCTTTGCGTAGTTCGGGGTCAATTCGACGCAACGCCTTAATGGTGTCTTTTACACCTTCTATTTTAGGCGTTCGTGCCATGACCAACCTTTATTTTCGTGACTCGTTAATAACTTTAATGACCGTTGCTAAGTCATCGTTATCAAACTCTAGTCCGTGAGGCCAGTACCCTGTCGCGGCTAAAACTTGCGCTAAACCGTATCGGTAGGTACTGGCAAAGTAGGGCGGTCAGGTTCGTCGCTTACTACTTCCAGCAATACCAAAGACTTAATGAAATCGTCTAACACAATCGGCACTACAACATTATTTTGTTGACATGCCTGGTGCGCCAAATACGCTAGGTCTTCAATGCCGATACCGTTGCCCATGTCGCTGGCTTTACGCTTATATTTGCGTTCCCATGCAACAATAGTGAAAAGGTTTGTTTTGACATCTACAGGGCCTTCGCCCTGGTCGACTCTGATTGTTAGTTGCATGTCGGGCCTTTGCTGTTAGTTGTTTAAATCAGGAAACAATTGTGGAAAGAACGCCACCCTTAAAGGTGATTGAAATGGTGCTTAGTTCGCCCATGGTGGCGTTGATTACTGGCAAAGACTCTAGATAACACCCGACTAATTCGAAGCGGGGTTCCGTGGCGCTGGCAGTGGTCAAGCCTGCAACGGTGTTAGAAACTTTAACCGTCGTGGTCGTGCCAACAAGTGCGGCAAGGGTTGCGTAGGTTTCGGTTGCGGCGTAACTCATGTATAGGTCTAAGGTTATTTCTTGACTGAACAACCCTGAAACGAAAACCCTTGAAGTGGAACCAAAACTAGTTGCCTCAAGCGCCTCTGCCATGTTGGTAACGGTTGCGGCAGTGCATTGGTCGGTCAATGAAACGGCGTTGACCATTACACCTGGGTTAGAAAGGTATGTCGAAGTTGCCATGGGTTAATCCTTCTTTGTGTGTGCTTTAGTTTTAGCAGATTTTGGGGCGTCGCTGTCGCTAGGTACTTCATCAGATTTGATAAAGCCGTGCGCCAGTAATGCTTCAATGTTGGTACCCGCACCAGGCACAAACTCTGTGCCTACTATGCCGATTTTGTCGCTGATAATTGTGTAAGTCATGGTCATCCTGCTTGTGCTTGTAGGTCTATGGATAAATCATAGGCGGCAAACATTTGACCGCCTACAGGAAAAGAACCAGGGCGCCCCGACTTCACGGCGACATTCTTAGCCAAAATGCCCGCAGACATGCTTAAAACATTGCGTAAGCCGTCTAAATTGGCTGGCCCTAATGTTATTACTTTTACCGAAAAATTCATGGTAACAATGTTGTAGTTGTAGCAATCAAAACTGGGGGCGTCAATAAATACGCAAGGCGGGTTAATCTTTTCGGGGTCAAAGACAACCCGTAAACCTGTAATGGTTGCCAGGGTGGTTGCTAGGTCGTCTATGGCCTCATTAAACAGGTCGGTGTAGATACCACCAGGCCCAGGTCCAGGTCCAGGTCCAGGACCAGGACCAGGGCCGCTCATGCTACTGCTGGTCGTGGGATACCAGCCAGTTGTTTGATTAACGGTGACAAGCCTGTAACAGCGGCGGTGCCCATGTCACTAAAAGAAGCAAACTGGTCTATAGCGCCCCGTTGGCGATAGATACTTCCGCCCATCATGATGGTTGCTAATTCGACATCTCCGCCAGGGACAACGGTTAAAGAATCTGTATAGCCGCTTTCTTGCCTGCGTCTAAAAATAAAGTTATTGGCGCTTGAAGCACATTGGGCTAAGAAAGCCGTTTCGTCAACGCTTGCCAATGCGATACCTAACCATGTACCAATTTGTGTACCTGTTATCCAGGTGCAAGTTTCGGTGTATGTCAGGGTGCCTTGTGGGATAGCGGCGCTACGGTTTAAGTCGTCGCCTGCGTCATAGAAAAGTACTTGGTTTTCTATGGGGTAGTTGTAATCAAATGTTAGGTCACCGCTACTTGTAACACCAGTAAACAGGTAAGCAGGCAAGGCGTAGACATTGTGCGTACCGTTCAAACTGTGACCTAAGCCAGCAAGCGTAAACGGTAAACCCAAATCTAAGTCAGGTTCTGTCAATGTTTGAACCACAGCGTAATCGTCTAAACGCTGATGGAATATGACTTGGTATACAGCCATGGGCGGCTAACCGCCTTTCGACTAAGCCTGGGTGATTTTGCGAATCATGCTTGAGTTAGCGGCAAAAGTAGCGGCATAACCAAACATGCTCATGGTGCGAGAAACGGTGCTGGGGTTTTCAACCGAAAGCAGGCCACGGTCGGCACGGTAGATTTCGTAAGCGTTAGCGTTAAAAATCACCATGGTCTTAGCGGCGAAGTTACGGTCAACAATAATGTTGAGACCCAACGGGTTCATACCTGAGTATGAGACAGCGGAACCAGCGCCGAGGGTGTTCTGACCAACAAGGCCAGGAGCACCAATAGCGGGGAAAATTGGGCGCTTATTGCTGTCAACCAGTTGACCAATCAAGCCCCAGGTTGCTGGGTCAACAGCAATGTGGGTTGGCAAGAAGTTGGTTGCGGCGGCTGAAGTTACAGCACAGTCGTAGATTGACTTAATCAAGTCTTCAGGGGTCAAGTCCCAAACACCATCGGCAGAAGCGGCGGCGACAAGGTTGTCACATGCAAAGTTGTCAATAGCCAAAAGGTACTGGCCTGCCAAGTCCTGCATAATGACTGCCATAGCGGCTGGGTCTGTAAAGTCAACCGTTTGGTATGACAAAGTGGTGGCGCCAGCAAAAGTTTTCTTGGTAACCGTGTTAGCGGCAATCACAGAAGTAGTTGCCGATACGGGGTCAAGTTGTGCGGCCTGTTCTGTGACAGTTGGGTGGGTAGTCCAAGTCGGGCGAATAAAGGTTGAACCAGTTCCGCCACCAGGCATCGCCCTTGTCCCGACGGCTGTCAACAGGGGAGCAATGTAGTTAATATCCGCAAAAACTGGGCCGAGCAACGGAAGGGGCACAATTCCACCCACATTCCCCGACACCACATCGCCAGCGGCGGCTTCAATCGGTGACTTGTGGTAGGCACGGTAATCTTCCCAAACCTTGTTGGCGTTAGCGGCTTCGATACCGCCCTTGTGGATTGCCGCCATAAATTCAAAGGCGCTGGGCAAACGGGGTTCCCGCTTTGCTGTTGCGAAAATGGGTGCCGTTGGGATTACGACTTCTTCAATAATTTCGGGGGTGTCCATTGCGATTGTCTCCGTTACTGGTTCTTCGGCTACGGGTTCTGAGGCCGCTACTTGTGAAATGGTACTACCTTTAAAAGCGGCTGTGGGGACAAGGCTAATTTCTGTCCAGTCAGCGGCTAACACGGTCATGTTGCCTTCTTTGTCGTAAGTAAATTCAGTCGGATTTACACCTACGGACAATTCCATAACGCCGTCTGCGGCTAACACTAGGGCTTCGTTCCCGAGGGCTGTGCTACTAATTTTCATTGCTAGCAACATTTCGGTGCCTGTGTCGACTCTTTCGCTTACTAAGCCAATGGGCATTGTTGAGTCGTGGTACATAAAAACACGGGGTTGGCGACCATCTACGGGTAGTGAACCTGGTGCAAACGAAACGGTTGTGCCGTCGCTTACGGTTGCAAATGTGTTGTATTGAACGGCTACACCAGTGATGGTGCGGCGGGGCAATCCGTCAGGGCCTGCGGCTTCAACTGCAAAAGTGTTGGCATTAAAAGTAATCATGACGCTAATTCCTCTTGTGTGTTTTCTTGTGGTTGTTCTGTTGCGTTTTCTGCGTAGTTCAATTCTTCTTGCATTTCTAAGAAGTCGTCTGTGTCCCAACATACATAAGTGCCACGGGGCAACTGTTGCGACAGGGCGTCGGTAATTGCTTTGGCGTACATTGACAAACCAAAAGTCCATAGGTCGGATTTGGCGCCAGCACTGTTTGTGTATGCGTAACTACCTGTTGAAATACCCAATAAATATGGGGGTATATTGCACAAGTTAGCAATTTGCTTACTTTGATATTCGGCGGCGTCAATCAACAGCATTTTGTCAGGTGTTGCCGAAGTTTCGGTGTATGACAAAAATTCGTTTAATGCGGCTGTTTGGTTGGTTGCTCTTGCCTGGTTAAATGCTTCAGCAAGTGCGGCTAGTTCTGTTGCGCTTAACGGTTCGCCACCTGTTTGTTTAAGTACGCCTGCTGGGATTGCGCTACTAGCGTTTCGATAGCGGGCGTCTTCTAATTTTAAGGCGGTAGCAATTGTTTGTTCGCTCATAAAAATCATGCCTTGGGTTGGGCTGTAAATCTGTACTACATCTTTGGGGTCTATAGCGCCGCCGTTGAAATAGATTTCTTTGCTTTTACCAAACCACACTGGCCCGTTTTGGTCGGGCGTCGTAATACTTCCCTGGGGTAAACGGGTTGCTGAGGCCATGTAGCCGTCTTTAGTTCTAGCGGTAATAAAAAGAAAGCACCTTCCGAAGAAGAAAAGGTCGTCAAAAATCCATGGGTACAAAAAACTATTTGGCATTTCGGGGTCAAGTTGTCGAAGCCAGGACCGTGGCGCTAAGGGTACTTCTTCCATTTCGCCGTCTGTTTCGTTCCATCGTTCCGTATACATTTCTAGTTTCATGCTGGCAAGAACTGAGGCCATCAAGTCACGGGAACGGGAAATAGCGGCTACAGACATGGCACGGTTACGCAAAAGACCAGCCTGGTAGGACCACCAATCACCAATAAGGTTTGGGCCTGCGACTTGTGAACTGTAATAGGCGCCACCAACTGCGGCGGCTTGCACAGTCGCTTCAGGCGTCGGCGAAATCTGCGCTTTGTTCACTTTAGTTGTATTAAAAATGCCCATGAGTTTTCCTATCGGGGGTGTCCCTGCCCTGCCCGACGCAGAGCAGGGACTATATAAACAATAGCCTGATAGCGGTTTACGGTGTCGTGGATACAGCAAACATAGGTTTGCCTACCGTTTTGGGTCGGGAAGATTCGGCTATAGCCCAAACCATACAGCGGCATAGTTCAATAGGGCCAGGCGACTTTTGACTACTGAGTACTACACCGCCACCAGTTTTGGTTAACACAGCCCTGTTGACATGCTCAGCCAAAGACAGTTCGCCACGGTGTCGTACTTTGCCTTCAACAATCATTTTTTGAATAAGGCCCGAATACTTGAGTAGTTCGCCGTACCCAATAACAGTTGTACGCCTTTCCAAAGATTTAGGCAAATGCAAATGTAACGCTGGCGTAATTACCATGTTTACGGTTGTATCTGCCATAACCCGTTCTATTTCTTCCCACATGGCGTCTTCGGTGTCCACCATAAATTCAACACAAACATGGGCTTTAGATTCAAGCACACTTGACCGAATACCAACATAACGACCGTCTGTTAGGTCGGTGTCTACAGCGAGAACACCACCAGCAGGCATTGGTATATCAGTTTTTTGTTTATCCCAAACGCCAGGCGCAAGCCAGGCGCCACGGGCAGAAACCCACATATTTAAATGCGCCCTTAAGAAACTGTCTTTTTTAGATACCGCTTTAAGCGCTTCAATAGTGACCGTTTTACCTAAAGCAGGGTTAGCCATCGCCCAGTTGCTTTCCAGCCGTGGGTCTGCACCAGGCGGCATAGACCATTCCGCAAAATACAGGTTGCTGGTCTCGCCTTTATCTATCTCAGATATAGCGGCTTCACGAAAAGCAATCATGGCGGCACTTGACTCATCGCCTGCCGTTGACCACATGCTGAGTAGCGGGCCACCGTTACCACGGGCGAACTGTCTTTGGCTGAGCATGTCAACAGGGCTGTGTTAACCAAAACTGGTGG